AAAGGTTACCCCAACCTTTACATGCAAGAAGAGTTAGAGCGGGAATACGATGGAAAGCAATTCAAGAAGATTGGATGGCTGACCACATCACGTTCAAAACCTTTAATCATAGATAACCTAGCATCCATCACTCGAGACTCTGAATCTGGCATCCGCTGTTTAGAAACGATTGACGAAATGGAAACCTACGTTGTTCATGCAAACGGCAGCACTAACTCAAGGCACGGTTATTACGATGACCGAGTGATGTCTTATGCCATTGCGTGCGAAATGTACCGCAGGATGCCTAGGAATTATGGCCACACCGTGGTCAACATCAGACAGTTTAAAGCCGCTCAAACGGGTGTAGGGTATTAAATGATCATTGACTACAAAGAAGGTGAAGAAGATTCGCAAACTGACGAGCAAGCTGCCAATGAACAGGCTGCTGAGTCGTTAGGCGGAACGCTGCGCAACCGCTTTGTAGAGTGGAGCGATGCTCGTAAAGACATTGAAGAGGACTGGGTTAAAGACCTGCGTGCCTTTAATGCGCAATACGATGAGACGACTCAAGCTCGATTGTCTGCTGATCCTAACCGTTCACAAATTTATGTACGTCTCACGCGAGAGAAGACCATGGCGGCATACAGTCGCATCATTGATCTTTTATTTCCCGCTGGAGATATGCCTTGGAGCATAGAGCCTACCAGTGTCCCTGAGATGATGGATGAACCGTCTATCGTTGAGCTACACCAAAGGGCTATGTCTGAAGTAGAAGCCATCATGCAGCAGTTACAGGCTGAAGGTGGAGAGCTACAGATTGATCCAATGGAGTTGGCCAAGCAGCGTGTAGAAGAAGTCATGGAAGAGGCTGCTTCAGAAGCTCGAAAGATTGCAAAGAAGCGTGCTGAACTCATGACCATTGAGATGAAGGATCAGCTGGAAGAATTAAATTACGAAGGCGTGTACAAGAAAGCCATTATGGAATCTTGCATGCTTGGAACGGGTTGTGTGAAGGGTGCCACAGTCAAAGTGGAAACCAAACAACGTTGGGCAGAAACGCCTGATGGTTGGATGATGTCTTCGGAAGAAATCGCAAAACCGAATGTCGAATATGTATCAATTTTCGATGTTTACCCTGATCCATACGCCGTTGATTTAAACGATTTATCTGGAGTCTTCCACCGGCATGTAATGACCAAGTATCAATTCCGCGAATTAAAGCGGATGACTGGTTTTAGCATAGATAATATTGAAGAAACTATTTCCGATAGTCCAGATGGAAATCATGTCGAGATGACTCATGAACAATCTCGCCGTCATATTTCTGGTCAGTTAATGAAGACAACATCGAATCGATTTGAAGTCATTGAATGGTGGGGTTTAGTTGATGGGGCAGATCTTGTTGAGGCTGGACTAGAAGTTGAAGATGAGACTCAAGAATACGAAGCTAACGTATGGGTCTGTGGATCTAAAGTGATCCGTGCTCGTTTGAATCCACATCAAGGTGGTGGTCTTCCATTCCAGTTGTTCCCATACGAGCGCACTCCTCATCAGTTATGGGGCACAGGCGTACCGAAAATGATGCGGGACTCCCAAGATACTATCAATGCAGCAGTAAGAATCTTCATTGATAACCAAGCAATCTCCTCTGGCCCTCAAGTTGAAGTGAATACGAACATGCTTCCAGCTGGAGCAGATGTAACCGACATCCATCCTTGGAAGATCTGGTTACGAGAAGGTGGGGATTCAGCGACACCCATGTTGCGTTTCTACCAGCCTCAAAATGTTTCAGCCCATCTGACCACAGTGATCGAGTTGTTTAGGCGATTTGCTGACGAAGAAACATCGATGCCTTCTTATAGTCATGGTGGACACACTCCGGGCATGACAAAGACAGCTTCAGGTATGTCCATGTTAATGGGTGCAGCCTCTATAGCGGTTAAATCAATTATTAAGAACATTGATGATTATTTAACGAGTCCTTTAATTTCCAGTTTGTACGATTGGAACATGCGCTGGAACATAAAAGAAAATATTAAGGGTGACATGAAGATTGTGGCCCGTGGATCGACCTCATTATTGGCTAAAGAAGTACAGTCACAGCGTCTAATCCAATTTGCGCAGATGACAACTAACGAAGTTGATCTGCCGTTAACAGATAGACGCGCTGTGCTTAGTGAAGTGGCTAAGTCGCTAGATCTAGACCCAGATAAGTTCATGCCATTAGATGATGATGCAACTATGCAGGCTCAAGCTGAGCAGCAAGAAGCTCAGAAGGTGATGCAAGAGCAGCATATGCAGTTAGATATGGCTAATCAAGCAGCTGAGACAGCCAAGTTAGAGGCTCAGGCTAAGAAAGAGCAGGCTCAGGCCATGCTTAACATGGTTGATGCAGAGACATTACCCGCAGAACGAGAGGCTGAGGCAGCTCGAGACAGGGCATACGCCATGCAAACTGCTCAATCCGTGCAGCAAGGCAGGACACCAGACGGATTTAGTCAGTAAATGTATGGAATACCATACTGAACGATACCAACCTGACCTTTGGTATCTCAGTATCGGTGGTGACGCCAGTAAATTTTATACCCTATCTAAATTAGTTAGGGCAGAGCTTGCAGTCAAGCACATCCGTAAAGGATTAAATCTAAATTTCCCAGAAAATCGACTAGCGTTTGCTGTTATTAAGCAGGCCGTAGCCGATTTAGCCCACATTAAACCCACGGTTAGGGTGAGTGCATGGTGCTATCTACTATCTCCAGACGACCTGTTCCTAGATGCCATCCAACTGGATGGGGATTACGTTCGTCTTGTGGTTAAGCAATATGGGTTGACCGAATGAATCAAAAACAATTACAGCGTTCAGAAGTTGAAGCTGTCATGTACCTCACATATAGCAGTCCAGATCACTGGAAGCGCTACAAAGAATACCTCCAACGCATGTATGACATTGCGAAGGAAGACATGGAGACGAACCCTCACGACCTTGGTGCTTATCGCACGCTACAAGGGGAATGTGCGGTGCTTCGTAAGCTGCTGCGGATTGAAGAAACCGCGCAGACACTCCTCAACAAATAGCTTTATTTTTTCTGGCTGGATAAGCAATTTTGCCCCAGCTGAATTGGAGCGGGTGAAGGAATTCCCGAAGAAGTGCCCCCCGAACAGGACAAGGCGCGGATCGGCCTGATACCCATCATTGCGGAGAGAGCAAGTGACACCAGAGCAAATAGACCGTTTAGAAGCGGAAGCCGATGAGGCGTTAAAGCAGGCTACAGCAACCCCCGAAACGGACAAGGTTGAAGCAGCTCAAGAAGCAGAGGCGCAAGCCAACGCTGATGAAATTGAAACCCAAGTGGTTGAACCAGAAGAATCCAAGGCGGATGAACCCAACGCAGATGAAGAGGTAGCGGCAGCTGCAACAGAATCTGAAGAGGACAATTCAGAAAACTTCGAGACTGATGGAGTGAGTATTAAGAATGCGCAACAGCGTATTCAGAATGCGCAAGCCTCTTATGAGAATGCACGCAAGAAGATGACGCAGGCGTCTATGGAAGCCTCGGAACTTCGCAAGCAGAACGAAGCCCTTCAGGCTCAGCTAGAGAACTCAAGAACGGTGGCTAAAGTCCCACCACTGATTCCTAGTGAAGCCCCACCACCAAGGCCGGAAGCGGCTGAGGCTGATGACCTTTCATCGTTCGTTAATGAATATGGTGAAGACTTCAATCCACTCGTAAGTAACATTCGCAATCAACAGCAGCTCATCAACAAGATGAGTGGGCAGCTATCCGAAATGGAGAAATCCCGACAAGCCTCGGCCAGTAAAACGGCACAAGTAGCTCATCGAGAAGCCATCATTGAAGGTCATGCAGACGCCTACGACATCGTTGATACACCTGACTTTCAGGGCTGGAGTTCTCGCCAACCTAAAGAGATTCAAGACATCCTCATCACAGGCAACCCTGAATCGGTTATTTGGATGCTCTCCTCGTACAAAGAGGCTGTAGGTGCTAGTCCCGTGAACGCTAAAGCGGACAAGCAAAAGCAGCTTTTGGACGATGCAAAGAAGGCGGCTGATCCGGCTGTTTCATCTGTTCGTTCCAACAATGCTGGCCAAAAGACTACTCAGTTTACTCGTGACCAAATTAAAAACATGAGTCTTGCTGAGTACGAAAAGCATGCCGATCAAATTGATCAGGCCATGTTATCCGGTCAGTTATGACGAGTTAGGATTGATTCCCTTTCCTGACTCGAAAATTTATTTTCTAAACAAGGAGAAGGGCAATGGCACTTCCATTTGCAGACGGCTCAGGTGGCCGGTTTATACCTGAAGTATGGAGTAAGAAATTACTAGCAAACTTCTACAAGTCTACTGTGTTGGACGCAATTTGTAACACTGATTACCAAGGCGATATTTCTGGCCACGGTAGCAAGGTTCATGTTCGCCACACACCAACTGTGGGCATCTCGGATTACGATCCAGCTCACGCAACACCAATCACTAGCTATGCGGATCTTAACGATACCGAGCTAGAGTTGTTAATCGACAAAGCTAAGATGTTTGCTTTCAAGGTTGACGATGTATTGATGGCTCAATCTGATATTCAGCTAGTGAACGAGGCAACTCGTGATGCTGGTGAGCGTATGAAGATTGCTGTTGATAGCGATGTGTTAGGTGGTATTTACAGTGGCGTTGCTGCTGGCAATATCATTGGCGGAGCTACTATTGCTACTGCTGAGCAGGTCACTAAGGCTAACGTTATCGATCATATCATTGATATGGGTAACAAGTTGGACGAAGCTGATCAGCCTGAAGCTGGTCGTTGGTTGGTTCTACCACCTTGGATCTGTT